TGCCCAAACATATGCGGTTGGATGACTTGGCTCGGTTTGCGAATGCGGGTGCTGATGATGCTCACCGGGTTCTCAAGGCAAATCTTTGGGATGTCTGCATCCAGCAGGCGCTGCACAAACTCCAGCGCCTCCTGCTGCACTCCGCTGGCCTGCTTCGCTGCAAAGTGCCGCGCACCAGACACTGCAAGATGCGTACATGGCGGGTGTGCAATCATCAAATCCCAGCCATCGTCAATCACATCAAACACATCACCTTGGTAATGCTTGCCGGGTGTCTCGCTTGGCAGCAGGTCGCAGGACATGGCATCGTGACCAAGGGTGGCAAAGGCGTCGCACCTCCGCACCGTGCAAGTGCCACGAATAGCGCCCACAGGCCCATACTGAGTCCGAGGCTGATCACGAGGATCATCACAAACTCGACGATCCCTGCGGTCTGGGTTACCGGGTCGTCTGGCTCAGGCCCGTCGCCTTTATAGTGGTTGTTCCATAGGCGCTGCTGCTCAAGCTCCCACTGGACACCTTGGGATGAGAGGTCGTTCATTGCTGATCCTTTCTGACAATTAAGTCGAGTCGCGCCAGGGCATTCCAGGCTGCGTGCGCTGCGTGCAGCAGCCCCGTATCCGCATCCACAGCCTCTCCAGCGGCCTCTTTCAGTTGGTGCCGGTACATCGCATCGGTGTACCGCTCAAGCCCGTTGGGGACGGTTTTCCAGCCGTTCGCTGTGTACTTGATGGCGCCGTAGGTTCCGACTCTGCCGACTTCCTGTAGCGCCAGTGCGAAACCACCAAGCACAAGCCCGAGGCGATTTTTTCCTGCGTCCAGCTTGGCGCCGGGTGTGTTGGGTGATTTGCCATGAGGGTCTGTTTCGCTCATTCTGGGTTTCTCCGTTTCATTGCGTCCAATAAAATGTCTTGGACTTCACGCTTGGTAGTCAGCCGCTCCAGCACCAGTTCGTCCACGGTGTTGCGTGCGACTATTCGATAGATGAACACGGGCCTGTCATGCCCGGCCTGTTTTTGCCGAGTCGGGCCAATCCGTTCAATAATTTGTAGGTGTTCTTCCAGGTTCCAGTTCACGGCAAAGAACACCAGAATGCTCCCTCCGTCCTGCAAGTTCAGACCGTGCCCAGCCGACGCAGGGTGGGCGAATAGCACCGGGATTCGCCCAGCGTTCCAAGCCTTTAGCGTTCTGGGATCAGCATCCAGCGCCCGGCCTGCAGGGAATGCCTTGATCAACCTAGCAAGGTCTGACTTGAAGTGATAGGCCACCAAGATCGGAGCGCCAGCGGCCTCTTCAATAATGCTTTCCAAGGCTTGTAACTTTGCATCGTGGACGTCTTCCCAATCGCGTGATTCGTTCTTGTAAATGGCACCGTTAGCCAGTTGCAGGCACTTAGTGGTGCGGGCTGCTGCGCTGAAAGCCTCGATTTCATGCCCGTTTAGTGCAGTAAACATTTCACGCTCCATTGCCTCGTAATGTCGGCGTGCCTTGGGTGGCATGTCCACAAAGATGTTGTTGACGATCGGCTCACGCAGGTCAAAGAAGTCCTTGGCGTCCACCGTCAGGCACAGGTCTTTGATGCGCGCCTGAATTTCGTTCTGTGCGGTGGGCAGCGGCTCCAGCTTGTAGCCGTCATAGCCCACACGAAACCAACGATTTGTGAATGCGCTAAACGTCTTGCCGAGCCTTTCGCCCTTGTCCAGGAAATAAATCTGGCCCCATAGGTCAACGATTCCGTTAGGTGCGACAGTACCCGTAAGGCCAATGAAGCGGGACGACTTGTGTGCGTGCGCTGCAAGTGCCTTGGCCCGTATCGAGCCTTGCCGAAGTCGAAACCCCTTGAGTCGCGTCAACTCATCGGCTACGACAGTTTTGAACGGCCACTCTTGCCCCGACTCAGTGACCAGTTTGGACAACCATGCTAAGTTGTCATAGTTGATGGTGTAAATGTCGGCCTCGACCACGAGCGCGGCTATGCGCTCTTTTTCAGTACCCAGCACACGCGATACTCGCAAGTGCCGTAGGTGCGGCCATTTCGCAACTTCTTCGGGCCATGTGCTGCGGGCCACGCGCAGCGGGGCAATGATCAACATCGGGTACACATCCTCCACCAGCGACAGCGCATCAACGGCAGTCAGTGTGGTGACACTCTTACCCATACCCATCCCGGCCAGTAGCGCACACCGCTTGTGTGTCTGGATGTGATCGACCATACCCCACTGGTAACTGTGCAGCGCCAGGGTCATAGCCATCCCGCAAACATTGCGTCCACGCCACTGATGCTGTCAATAACCAGCACACGATGCCCCATTGCAGCCATCCTGGCGTGCTCTCGCTCTTGATGCGGTTCGGCCTTTTTGCCGCTTTGTTTCAATTCCACCCAAACCGACCAATTCGGGGTCATCACCAGCCTGTCGGGTGCTCCGCGCCGACCTATCCACTTCACCTTGCGCACCTCGCCACCGGCGGCCTTTGTGCGCTTGACCAGGTATGCTTCTATCGTTCGCTCAAGCATATTCGGCCTCGCCCAATAGGTCACGGCTTGGCATGGCGTCTGTGATCTGCACACCCAGTTCGTCCAGTTGCCCAAGAGCAATCTGCTCGTAGGTGTTGTAATCAATGTCGGGCGGTAGATGATCAGGCAGAGTCATCAGTGGGCGTGCACCATCTGTAGCTGATACCCTGTTCCCGTTGATCGCATATCGAATAGCGCCATCAATTTCGGTGCTGTAATACCACCGAGCCACACGGCCCAAGAGGTTTCCGTCTTGGTCTTTGGCTCCACCCTTTACATTGCGCATTGCGATAAATTGCCTGACGTCTGTGCAAGCACGGATCGTCTTGTCCACATGGATACCTTTGGTCAGATAAGCAATGACGGCGGCTGTGGTAATGTCGGCTGTCGGGTTCTTGGCAATACCGCTGCTGGCGTATGGCCCTTTGACTTTCACTGTGCCATTCGGCTTGACGGCCACGTAGCCGTTTACATCGCGGCTATACAGCGCGGCGTACTCGGTAGCCTCAGTTTCAAACCCGCTAACCAACTCCCATCCTGTCACGCAGGCATCCATGTCGGCAATGCGACTACACGGGCACTTGATCACAATGCCGTCGGTGTTGGCGCTGACCACGGGGATGCCCGCTTGTTCCAGCATCTCGATCAGCATCAGCAGCGCCAGTTGCCCGGTCACTGTGGTCTGGATCATCAGGTGCGGTGCGTACAGATTGGAGTACGGTGAGCCTAGTTTCCCAAAGCTCCCGTTGACGCAAATCTTGAGCGTGTCGGCTGTCACCTTATCCCCGCTGTGCTTGGCGGCAAGCCTGCGCTGCACGATGCTGCGATAAACACGCAAGAACGCTGGCCCCATCTGCTCGGGGTATAGCCCGTTCGTCAGGATGATCGCCGGGTAATAACTCGCCACATCGCGGTCAATCAGCACCGTACCCTTGTCGGCCAGGTGATAGCACGACTTTTCGCTGGAGTGCAGGCCACCGATCCCCATACGGTAAGTGCCTGCACCGATCTTGATCTTGCGCCCAGCGAGTTCCTCGGGCATCTTGACCACACCAGACTCGCCGGTGCTGAATTTGGTGCTGGTGATTTCGTCCAGCAACTCTCGCAGCGCGGGGGTCTGGAACACCAGAAAGTCGGGTGCGTTGAACCTGAACGTCCGGCGTGATACCTTGGGCTTGGTAACAGGTTCGCCGTTGACAGCCTCGACTTCGTGCGTGATCACGGCCTCGGCTATCTGGGCATCGCTCTTGCTGCGCAGGTCAATGCCGTATTGCTCACCCATGAGTTCCCGAAGCTCCACCTGGGGGCGCAGCTTGTCGAATAGCATCTTGGTGGTGCGCAAGTCGTTGGCGCAATACTCTCGCAGGACGGGGCGCAGGCTCGGTGTGATTTCGGTGTCGATGTCCAGCGGCAAGTCCTGCAAGTGCTTGGCGTGCAGTCGGCCACCGTAGGTCTTGAGACTGGCGATACCTGTGGCGACTTCGATCAGGTCGATGTGATTGGCGCGGATCGGCTTAACATCGTAGGCTTGCTCAAACTGCCACGAGCGCATATCAGTCTTGATGATCGCATCGCTGGCCTCTTTGAGCGTTGCTGTGTCCGCCCCCGATAGGGCCAAACTGAGCATCGGGATGTCGTACCTGTTCCCGTTGAAACTCACCAGCAAATTACCCTTTAGCGCACGGCGCAGGTCGGCAACGTCCAGCGGCTGGCCTGGGTAGGTGTCAAAGTGCTGCACGTTACCGGCCTCGTCCAAGACAGACAGGAGCCAATAAGCGGGATAGCATTCGGTGTCAAAAATAAGTGTTTTCATTTTGTAAATGGGACTGCGTGCACTCAATCCCATTCGCAAAATGTCATACGCTTAGACGAGTGATGCCTCCTCCTCGTCTTCCAGCGCATCGAACTTGGCAACACCAGAGCCTGCGCTGAACGGTTCGCCGTCCTTCACAAACTGCACCCCCAAGAGTGAGGCGCGAATGCCGGTGTACTCACCGTTTTGGATATAAAGATCGACCTTGGCATTGACATAGCAGCCTGCGTAGATCAGACCGTCTGTCTCACTGACAGGGTTGCCCTGGCGGTCAACCACAGTGGGGCGGCCCTTGTCCTCTTTACGGTTGGCCTTGAGCGCCCAGTGATCGGCGTAGCCGTCATATTCCTTGTCATCGCCGTCTGTCCAGCAAGATGATCGGGTGTCGTTGCCCCACTTCTTGATAAAGGCAGCGGCCTTGGCCTTTTCAGGGATTTCGGCAGCGACAGCGGCCTCGATGTGCTTGTCGATTTCCTTGCGCAATGCGCTGTCTTTGGGAACCAACAGTGTGGCGCTGTAGCTGGGCTTGCTCCCTGGGGCGGCCAGCTTGGACAGCTTGGCCTGGAACAGGTCTGGAAAGGAAAGGCGAACGTTATTGAGAGTGATCTGCATGGTGTTAAATCCTAAAAATTGCAGGTTTGAAAATTACGGGTTTGGGTTTCGGTGTGTAGGAGCTAACTGGTTATGCGACCTCCGTATCAAGGTTGCTGAAATCGGCAGAAGCCATCACCAGCGCGGGGCGTCTGTCACTCGTAGGGGCCACGCTGGGCGCACCTTTGGACTGAGTGATTTCGCCTTGCAGCGCGGCCCATTGGTCGGCGGTGACCAGTTGCTGTTTGACCAGCTTTTCCACATCGGTGGGGCTGATCAGCGTGCGCTTGTAAATCTGGCTGTCTATAAAACCTATGTCGCGCAGAGAGTCGGCAGAAGCAGCTTCGGACGCCCATTTGCGGTTGCCCGCCTTGCCTTGCACCATTTTGAACCCCGGTACTGCTGCGCCATTGGTCAGCCTGCGCTCAACCTCGGCACGCACCGCCTTGGCCCAGGCTTCAACCATGTCGGCCTTTTGCATGGACAGCGCCAACTGTTCGGTGTCGGTTAGTTCGTCGGGGATGGCCTCGAACAACTGCTCGGCCTCGGCACGCAGGGCAGGACAGGTGGCCTTGCCACGGCAGAATCGACACTGCTTATCACCCGGCGTGTAGTGCGGTTGCATATTGCCTGCGATGATCGCCAGTGCCTCTTGTGCCGACACCTTGGCGGTGTAGGCAAAGGCCAGCAACTCATCTACGCTGCAAGTCCACTCGCTGATGTGGTCAATGCGGGGCTGGATGATGACCATCCGAATGGTTTCTATGCCGGCCACTAGGCTATAGCGGTCATAAGCGCCCAGGGCATAGAGCATCAGTTGTGAGTTGCGCTCGGCGTCAACCCGGACACCCCGGCCGTATTTCAGATCGGCCACGCAAAGCTCGGTGCCACGCAGGATGATCACATCACTGGTGCCAAAGCCATCTGTGCCACTGGTCACGCCCAGGTAGTGCGAATAATCGACACGTTCCTCGACCAGCAACTCACCGTAGCCTTTCAGGTCACGTACCTTGTCGATATACACCTGGATGTACTCACGCATCTCGGCTGTCCACTCGACCCCGTTCGCGGCCTTGTGCCCGATGAGTTCTGAGTCGGGCGTACCGCGCAGGATTCGCTCGGCCATTTCGTGTGCGGCTGTGCCTTCTTCGGCAGCCTCGCTGCTGGTGTTGGGGTACTGAGCCTCAAGCGCCACCGAGCCAACGCACGGTATCCACTTGTGCGAGGCGCTGGCCCCAAAATAGTCGGCGTGTGCTGCCACGTTAGATCGCCTCAACCTGCGCCAGCACCTTCGCATACTGCGCGGGCTGGAGTTCCTTGGCCGACTTCACGCCCAGCTTGGCGAACAGCGCCAGGACTCCAGTGCGATCCTTCTTGACTGCGGCCAGGACGGCTGCGCTCAGGCTGTTGTAGCTCACCTCAGAAGGGGATTCGGCAGTCGTCTCCACTGGTGCACTCGGGGCCGGGACTGCCGCAGTGGGGGCATCTGGCTTTGGGGCGGCAGGCACCTCCTTGGCCTTTTCGATCACCTTCGCAGCCTCGGCCTGCACAGCGGGTGAGCCTTGCCCAGCATGGGCGATGGCGTGAGCCAGGCTGGCGATGCGCTCGGTAGTGATGCGCTGCTCATACAGTATGTTGGCTAGCAGGTCGGCGATTACTTCGTGTTCAGACATGATCTGTTCCTGATGAGGTTAATGATTGGGTTAAAAAACAAACGGCTGCTGCTATCACATCAACCCTAGCCACATCAGCGCCGGAATGCCGGCGCAGACGATGACGCTCAAGGCGATCAGCACCTTGTCGATCCAGTCCATGGGCCGGATCGGCTCTACCCAGCCGTGGCTGCTGGTGTAAGGCCCGAAGGCCTCGGTCAGGGTGCGCGGGTGGCGCCGTGTGGTGTCGTTCACTGCGATACCTCCCACACTGCTATGCGCAAGTCATCGTTATGCTCTCGGCACGCTGCTATGTAGTGCAGCCACGCTTGAGCTTCCAGTTCTTCGGTCTGTGTTTCACTGATGATGGAATAGACATTCACCTCGTGGAACATCACTTCCATGTCGTAAATGTTCCCGTCACTATCCACATCAAAAAACACATCCACATCGTTGTGATATGGCCCCGCCTTGGTGGTGAAGTTGTAGGCTTGGTGCATGGGGGTGGGTTTCCCCCCATAGCAGCTACGGCTTTCTGTAACTGCTTGCATGATTAGGCTGCCACTAGTTCGGTAGCGGAGGAATGCGCACCGGTCTTGATCTGCGCCATCCCATCGGCCAGTGCCCACAGCGCCTTGTTAAGTCGGACGTTTTCGCTGACCCCACCGACCTCGCGGGTGGTGGTGCGCTTGCCTGTTGTCGTGTGGCCTCGTACCCCGCCGCGAATGATGTTTTCCTGGATTCGGTTGAAGGTTGTCCACAGGTCGGGCTTGCGATCCTCGTAGCGGTTGGGCCTGAGAACTGAGTCGGCGGTGATCGGGGCTGCACCCTCGTCCCAGCGCAGCTGGAGTGCGGATTCGGCCAGTATGGTTTGTTCAGCCGGCGTGAGGTTGATACCCTTGTATGTGTCGATGCGGGCATCTGCAATCTGGATGTTGTCCAGCACCCGGGTGCAACCCTCGATCACGTTATCCACCACGTTCTTGTTATGGCGGATTCGGATATCGTCACAGACTGAGCCTGCGATCAACCCGTTAGAACACACAAAGCGGAAATACCCGGCCATCAACTGATACGAGCTTGTCCCATCGTGGCTGTTGATCATGATGATCTCGGGGACTTCGGCGGAGGTAACGTTGATGTCCCGTGCGGCGCGGAGCCGAACCATGTGCTTGGTGAACTCCTTCTTGCCCTGGTCACGCACTCGGGTTTGGCGAACTTCGTAAGGCAGGAAACCTGCATCACGCAGACCCTCAATAGTCTGGATGGTGGGGATGAAGCCATAAGAGGCGGCGCGGTCTTGATGCGCGTGATCGGCCAGCACGCTCGGTGCGTACTGAACAATCTGGTCGTTTGTAAGCGGGTAGCTGCTGCGGAATGCAGACTGGTTAGATGACTTGGCGTAGCGGTACATTTGGTTGGCCTTTCTGTGGTTTGAGGTTTCGGGTTTCGGATTTGCCAGATGCAAGTTTAGTACAACCTAAACCAGAAATAAAGGAAAACCTAAACTTTTTGCAAAATAAATATGACCCGCCGGTCAGTAAGCAGATTTCAGGCAACAAAAAACCCGCCGAAGCGGGTTGTGTTGGGTTAGTTGGCGATCTAACCTGTGGTCATAAGACTGTTTGCCCGTTCACGGTTAGCGATGTGACTTTTCGTTTGAGTTTGTCTACGGTGCATGATGCAGATACATTGCCAGCACTTCCGCCCCGCACATACTTTGTGCTTGCGCCCCACGCAAAATATGACTCGTCTCCGCTGCCGTAGTTGTCCACATACGGCGCATCCACGCTTGAGGCATTACCAAGGGCACCTTTTATGGCGTACTGGCACAGCATCAGCGCCTCGGACTCGCTTATTCCAGCGGCCTTGTCCTTGGACGAGCTGGTGCAAGAAAATGCGGCATACGCCAAGGCGCACCCAATGATGATCTGCCACACCACCTTAGACGAAGCCCCTGCACCTTGGGGCTGTGGGTTGGTTTTCTGCTCAGCATAGGTACGCGCAGCAGCCTCGGTGTAAAACACCTTGCCGTTGACAGTCCATTTGCCATCGGCGCTGATCACCTCAAATTTATCCATTTATTCCCCCCCATGTGACGTGTTATCCAAGGATTCGCGCCTGCACTTGATACCCGGTCACTCTGTACTCAGCCTCGGTAGCGGTTCCTGGTTCATCGCTCTGGCGAATATCCCCATCATTTCGTCCATGTCGTGATCTGACTCATGCACGAACACACCTGCATTGGTAACACGGTGCGCGGCTTTGATAGCCTTTTTACCCTCGTCGGTATCGCTACCGGCGATCAGCGCATAGCGTTTGATGCCCGCGCCTGTCATGTCTGCCGGTGTCAGTGCTTCGGCCAGCCCCAGGGCGAACCATTTCGATTGCACCTCTTGCCGCTTTTGTGTTGGGTTGCTGGTCGCTCGCATGTCAGCGGTCTGCACGTAATGCATCGACCTGTTCAGCAGAGCAAAGTCAACACCCACACCCTCATCGCTGCTGAGTGCGTAGCGCGGAACGATCCGATGATCACGGATGCCGTGCCCCATGCTGGCAAGCCAGCCCAAGTCTGAAAAGTAGTTTTTCACTTCCACGAACAGGCGCGACACAGGGGCACGCTCACGGGTGCTCTTGCCAGCGCTCGGTTCAACCATGTAGGACAGAGCCCATTGCACCGACTTGTCGTATTCATCCAGGCTTGCAAACTCGATATACCCCGCATTTGGGGCCAATCGCAATGCACCCACGGGCGAGGTGAGGTGGAGCTTCAACAGGTCGGGGTTATACGACATATCGCTGGCGAGTTTGTGCAATTCATCACGCAGGTTGTCGATGTCGGTGGCCGGGTGCATGGCACGCACCTTGCGCAGACTGCCCGCTACATGAATCTTTACCTCGCCATCGGGCCAGATCACAAGCAGACCCACCGCACAGCATTCGTTGCGCAGTCTGTAAGGCCGGTATTCAATTAAATGAGTTGTAGCGCGTGTCATGTTAGCCAGAGTTTTGCCCAGTTTATCCTTTGTTCGGATCGAGTTTCCCACCAATCTAGAACAGCTTGGCGATCAACGCCACGTAACCATTCGTTCGGTGCGGAGTTCAGCACACTAGCAATCCAGTCGGTATCAAGTGCTTTTAGCAAAGATAGCGTGCTTTCGTCAACTTTGCAACCCATGCGCAAAAATGTTTTCCACCAGACTTGTGTATGACTCCCACGCAGGAGTTCTTGATTGCCAAAAGGTTGCCCCGCGACCAGCCACGCCATGGAAAAGTCAAAGGCCAGTACTGTTGCACCTGCCGTGTCGTCCCTGATAAACAGGTTTCTCCCGTGGCGGTCAGGGTTGGTGATGACTGCATCCAACGTGTAAATGGCAGAGAGCGCGGCCTGATGCCCAGTGAAAAAGCTGTTTACCCGAAAGCTCCCAGGGTCGGCCTCAATTTGCCGATATGTGGCGATGCGTGACCCGAAACTCGGTGTGCCTGACTTGGGCAGCAAGACCTCAAAATCGGGAGTTCGGACACCACATCGCCTGCAAAGGTGGTAACCAAACCACTCCGAAATCGGGATCATCGGGTGTTCGTCCATGCGCTTCATCGCGTAGGTATTCCCGTCATCGCATTGCGCGATGCGCTTCAAGTGCTTGCCGTCATACTCGGCTGTGCTTGCGTCAACTTCGGACAGTATCCTTACTGGAATCAGATTTTGCTGCATGTTTCTCCCTGTTTCTCTCAATCATTTGCGCTGTGGTGGTAGGTAGGCGGTCGTCACCATACGTCAGGTAATGCGTCAGCGCAGCGCGGGTTTCGTCGCTATCGGGTGACATAGCCAGCGCAGCCAGTTCTTGCTTGACAGGTTCACGCTGGTCGCGTGGGATGGATTTGATGATTTGCGCCAGTTTGGCAACCAGTTCTGCTACGTTATTGGTAGCTGGTTGCGCTTGCTGGACGTGGGCTTGCGTCGGATTTGATCCATCGGTCAGTGTGCCCATCATGCTGCCCGAATTGAAGTATGACTCGGGAATGCCAAGCCCTACACAAAGATTGCTCACGGCCGTATCGCCAAAAGGCTGCGTTTCGTCTAGCAGTTGAGACAACCTACCTTTGGTGATACCTGCCGTTTTACAAAACAAGGCGCGGTCACCTTTGAATCGCGGCCCAGCCAGCAGTTCGACGAGTTTTTGGCGGCGGTGTTGCTTCATTTCGGTAATCCTAAACAAATATGGTTTAGTGAAATATGGACTTGTGGTTTAGGTTGAGCTAAACTACAGCCATGGACGCGATAAAACTCATTGATTTTTTCGGTGGAACATCCGAAGTGGCACACCTTGCCGGTGTGAAACCGCCGTCTGTCTCCGAGTGGAAAGCCAACAACCGGATACCTGACGACAAGCTCATTCGGCTGGCAGTCATAGCCGATGCACGTGGCATCGTGTCCAGAAAGGTGCTGTTTCCTGATGACTGGCACCTGATCTGGCCAGAGCTTCGCCAGTCGGTAGAGGCGGCCAATGCCTGAACCTTGCCCGCACAAACGTGTTAGCACGATGCTGCAACGTGGGTCAATCGTGGTCAATACCTGCACCGACTGTGGGGAACGATTACCCGACCCGTTACCCAAGCCAAAAGCCAAGTCCATCGGTGCACAGCTTTGTGATGTCCTGGGACTAGAGCGCTGCATCAGCTTCAAGATCGAATGCTCGGAACCACATGTTGCCTTTGTTACCGCAGTGCAGTACGTAGGCCATGACCTATCGGGGCCGATCGACAAGGTGCTGCGCCAGTACCGGCTTGAGCTATTGCAAGAAACACCACTCCCTGAGTGCGACGCCAAATCAACAGATTGATCTAAATGGCAACCGTCAAGCGCGAGAACAGTGTGCACATCCGACTCAGTGACGAGGCCGATGCCGTGGCCGAACTCCTGAGCGAAGCGCAGGAAATACCGAAAGCCGAGTTGATATCTCGGCTGATACATCGAGCACTGTTGGGTGAGGGCCATTCCCTCAAGGTAGCAGCAGAGCGATATGCCCGCTTGGGATTAAGCGGGAGGGGCAGGGAATGAAACAAGACACAGGTGTTGGCAGCGTTGCCGCAGCACTGCGCAAGGGCAATGCATCTGCAATCTACCGCATCAAGAACGCGATGCGGGTGAACAAGGCCGAGTACCTGTGCGTGCCATCGGGACTATTTCAGCAAGCAAAAGAGATCAGGCAAGCGCTGGCGGCAGCGAGGCCGAGTGTGATACCCGCGACACAAGCAGAACTGCTGGCAAAAGAAAACCTGCCTGGGTGTTAGCGCACCGTAGTAGGCAGGTTTAGGTCAGAAAGGTAATTTTATGTCAGGTCAAATTTTAACATCAAGCAACAGTGACGCGCAACAACGGATGGTGATGACCAGCCGCGAGATAGCTGAACTGACTGAAAAGCAACATTTTCATGTGATGCGCGATACCCGAGCCATGTTTGCAGAATTGGGTGAAGACGAAGCGGGGTATATCCAAAACTGGGTACACCCCCAAAACGGGCAAACCTATCAAGAATTTGTCCTTGACCGAGAACTGACCGAGACCCTGCTCACCGGGTACAGCGCCATCGCAAGACGCAAGGTGATCCGTCGCTGGCACCAGTTAGAAGGTGGCACCACCAACCAGCCCAAACTTGTCGCGCCAGAGGTTCAGCTTCTGGACACGCAACTGTCCATCGGCAAGCTGTTTGAAGTGCCCGTGCATCTGGCACAAGTTGAGGCCGTCAAGGTGGTGCGTTTGCAGT